TCTTGTATTTCAAAGTATGTCGACTTCCAACGCATTCAAAATATTTATTCATTTCAACCGCTCAATAAAATGTTCTGGTAGTTTATCCTTATTCTTTAGCAATAATTTGCGTGCTTTACCATCAATTACATATGTAACCGAGTAATCTGCTTTAGATCTAGTGCATCTACCGGTAGTCTGAATGAATGCACTTAATGTCTTTTGTTGATACCAATCAGGATCTAAATCAGCCATTTTCTTAATACGTTTATTACCAAGAGGCGGGAATGGGGTTTTGACAATAATTTGAAATCTACCTTTATCACCGTTCAAATCTGTACCAAACGTTAATGATGGTGATACTAATACGGTAGGTTTATCGGTAGAAAAATGTTCTTCTAATATCTTTTCATTATTAGCTGCTTCTTCTCTAAATAGAAACCTATCACCTTTAAGTTTCTTTTGTAGGTATTTACAAATATCTAATGAATGGGTATGTATAATACCTTTCTCATCTGGGTGATTATCACATAATGCTTGACAGTATCTTGCTATCTTAGGTAAGTTTTGCTCCAAGTTACTATAATTTAACTCAGGTTTAGTCATTAGATAGATAGGAGATTTAGCAGGGTCAAATGCTGATGGGGTCTCTATATATTTGTAACGTTTAATACCCAATGTTTTAGCATATGAAGCATGATCAGTTATAGTAGCTGACATTAGCAATATATTATCACCGTAATCAAACAAACTACTGGCTAGATTATTAACTTTCAATGGAGTGAAACTAACACCATTCTTAGCAAAATCGACAATATACTCGCATTTATGCCAAGTTTGTTCTACAGTTGATAGATTACCATGCAGATTACGTAGATACTTAAGTCTAGCTGCTTCTGGTTGCGATATTGTTATAATCTTATTGTTATTCTTACCCGTAAGGGATTCAATCGTCTCCGTAATATTGAAAATAAGATTAGTAAGCCATCTATATTGAACATCATACTTATCTGACTTAAGAACCGAATGCTCAACATTATTGAGATTAAGACGTGTGTAATCAATATGTGCACTAAATCGTCTCACTAGTTCTTCTTCTAATTCAGATGCCTCATCACACACTAGAAAGTTTTTACGTTTAACATGTCCAGGTAAACTCAAAAACATCTTATAGTTAAGAACTGAAAACTGACTAGTAAGTGCATGATTACGATTTGTATAATAATTACAGCAACCTTTAGCCCAGCATTGGTTTTTAAGATTCTTAGTATATGTACAAGGGGCAGTATCTACATCAAATGAATCATCTATATCACAAAGATAGTTTTGTTTACCTTTTAGAGTATCAATATCATCAAATAGTTTCTTATACTGATCTTGAAGCTGTTTAGTAATAGTTAATGCAAATGTACCAAATGATGGTTCAGCTAAACACTCTGCCTCGTTAACAAAATTACCTGCAAAGTCTTGAGCATAAGCATCGTATGATTCAACTAACGAACGGAATTCTTTAGTCGGTCTAGCACTGACATTACCTAAAGTTCTAGGTACAAAACTCTTACCAGTACCGGTAGGGGCAGAAGCAATAACAAACCTATAGCCATCATTGAAAGCTTTTTCGATTTCTTTGATAAGTTTGACTTGAGCCTCTGATGGATTATAACCATACGGAAATTTACTCAAATATTTACTAAACATATATCATGAGTATATGTCATCGACTATAGAATCAAAGTCAGATTTTTTAGTATGAAGAGTAACATCTTCTACTTGGTGTTCTGACATAATCTTTAACATAGATGGGGTAGCTTCTTTCATTGTACAATTGCACAACGTGTAGTGGTCTGTTTTTATATTTTTATGTGTATGGCCTTTACCATAACATTTCTTACAATTACTTTTTGGGTGATTAGTTATCTCAAGTTGACCACAATCTAAGTTGTTAGTAAACTCTTCTTCAAGTTCATAAATCACTCCAGTAAATACGCTGAAAAATATTCTCATACTATTTTCATTATCATTTGAACATCATAAAATTTTGAGTTCTTTTTTGGTTTAAAATTTCTTGCTTTAACAAATTTATAAGTATCGTTTTGAGTTAACGTACAAAGCCTATAATCAAAATTAACAAACGACTTTTTATTTTCAATTCCAAAGGGGTAGGGTATCTCAAAAGTTTTAATACCTCCTTTAGGTATTTCTAATTGAAATATAATAAAAAAATCCTTTACTGATAGATTAATAAGTTTGCCTTTCTTAATAATTTTTTCATTAATTACAAAATTAACATTATTAAGAAAAAAATCTTTAAAATTATTTTCTATTTCATCTATAACTTTAACAATCATGTATTTTGAAAATTTAGTTTTTCTTGTGGTGTTAAAGTTTGTAGGTTTTCAGTAAAATATTTCCAAAATTCCTCATTAGCAGGAATCGTTCTAATTAATTCTACACCATTAGTACAATTAATTTGTCTATAATTTTGCATGAATATATCCCATACAATAATTAAATTTTTTATCGTTGGGTCATAATCAGGTAAACGAGTGGTAGGTCTATAGTTTAGAGTTAACCTACCGTTCTCGCTATTCAAAAGAGTAAAACTATTTGTACACAACATACGACGAGTAGGTGGTGCACCAGTCTTAATAACACGTCTTGCAAATTTTACTTCACAGACATTGTTTTTAAGAATGTTTATAAGTTGTCCTCTACTAACCTTCATTAGGCTTTACGATGCCGAAAATTCTAGCCTCGTTTAAGAACAATCCTTTCTTTACCTTACCGATACCGTCAACGTCGAGATTATTAATAGGAATGCCAAGATTGTTTGGAAACATAACGTGATCACCAACATTGACATATTCACATTTAGTACCCTTAAGTAATACTTCTCCAATACGCCATGCTTTAGTATCAGCATTAATTGGAACAAGAATACCGTTACGCACGATAGCTGTACCATCTTCATTAGAGTCAACATAACGAACAAGGATAACATCTTCCATCAAAGTGGAAAGGGAATACCCCATCAAGGTAGAATCGAATCCTTGAGTGGGGTCTGATAAGTCGATTAGACTCTTTTTAGGAGCTAATAAGTCAATACTTTTTTCTGCCTGAGACATGTAAAGACTTATTAGCCTTACATATTATTTCAATGCTGATTTAATTTTAGTTACATCTATTTTACCTGAATCAAGATATTGTTCTACTTCACGTCTAGATATTTCAAAACGTTTAGCAAGAAACTTTACTATCTCATCAAAGTTATTAATATCTTTTCTTTTCTCTTTTTTGATATAATGAATACGTCCAGGTGAACCTTTTGGTAATATTTTAATCAGATAATCATACCACTCTCTCTTCGTATCAAATACGTTATAATGCTTGTTAGTAGTCTCATTAATAATCTGAGCATACTCAGGAGAGTACATACTCAACCACCTACAAACAATATAAGGAAGAAACTGATCTTCATCCTCAACGTTATCCAAAAGGTTACCCTTCTTAGTAACAATTATATCATTTAGAATTTCAAAGATATTGAGCATTACAATTACTTAATGATAACTTTAGACGTAGCAACGAACATATCGTCATTCAACTCATAGAATGCTTTGTTTACTTCACTACAGAAATTATTCACTTGCTCATCAGTAAAATTAGTACTAAATGCAAATGCAGGAGCTTTCTTACCAGCTACTACATTGATACCAGTATGACCAAGAGCAACACCATCTTTAACATACGTAATACTAACACTTACTTTACCTTCTTGCTGCGTAACACCACCTTGAGTAAATTCTTTCTGCACCATAATATCATCTCCATCCATATAGATAGGACAATTCAGGTATTCAGGCTTAGCTAGAATATTAGCAATACAAGTATTAAGTAATCTCTGATATGCTACTGCACCAAAAGGATTATCTAGGATAGGAATTTCCCATAGAAAGTTAATTGAGTCATCACTCCAGATGAATTCTTGCTTATCTACATCTTCCTGATCGATCATTCCATCAGCAAGCACTTCCATAGGAGCTCTAAATGACACTAGATTACCAATAGGTAAT